AGCCAAGACCCCGTTGAAACCAGCGCGTTTGGAAGTTCGGCAAAAACTTACATTGCAGGATTAAAAGATGGCACGATTTCTTTGAGTGGTATGTTTGAAGGAACAGCCACAGGAACAGATGTTTGGTTCGATACCGTAATGGGTTCGACCACAAAACAAAATATTATTGTGACACCAGAAGGTCACGCTTTAGGATATGTCGCAACTGTCGCAAACTCAGACGATACTTCTTATGAGGTTTCAGGCTCAGTTGGCGATCTAGTTAAAACAAGTGCTGAGTTTCAAGCAAGCACGGGCGTTGAAAGTGGCTTGCTTCTTTCTTCAGGCGCTTCGATCTCAGCAACAACAAACGGAACAAGCGTAGATAACACCGCTTCAAGCACAAATGGTGGAGTTGGCTTTTTCTCGCTCCCAGTAAACACGCGAACTGGCACTATTATCGCGGTCATTCAACATTCCTCGGATAACTCCACATTCGCGGATTTGGTTACATTTACAACAGTAAACGCAACCACGCTCACATCAGAACGAGTAGAAGTAGCAAGTGGAACCACAGTAAATAGGTACCTGCGTTTGAAATTAACTTACGCGGCTGGCTCAGGCGCATCTACACCCGTAGTTGCTTTCGTTAGGAGATAAATAATGCCAACATTCAGACACGGTAAAGCGTCAGTATTCAAAGTTGATAACAACGCTGGCTCACTTACCGATATTAGTACAGCACTTACCGATGTTTCATTCCCACAATCAGTAGAAACTGCCGAAACAACCGCTTTTGGAAGTTCCGCAAAGACCTACATCGTAGGTTTAACTGATGGCACACTTTCAATTTCAGGAAATTTCGACAAAACAGTAGATATTCATTTAGCGGCAATCGTCGGTAAAGCCGATTCAGTTTCTTTTGAATACGGTCCTGAAGGAAGCACCGCTACATACGCAAAATACACAGGAGAGTGTTTCTTGACCTCCTATGAAAAGAGCGGTGGAGTCGGAGATGTAGTAAAGTTCAGCGCAGAGTTTCAGATAACTGGCGCGATCACTCTCGGCACTTACGCTTAAACTCCAATTAAATAATCGTGACCAACTTAGTGTCCAAGGAGAAAACAATGGATTTACGCCAAGCAATCTTTAGCGCTGATGATATTACGAAGGAATTGGTAGAAGTTCCCGAATGGGGAGTTACCGTACAACTTCGTTCTATGACTGCGGCAGAACGAGCAGGAATGACCGAGGCGGCATCAACAAAAGGAGATAAAGTAAATATCTCTTTAATGTATGCCCTTTGTGTGATTGCTACTGTTTATGACCCAACAACAGGTTTACCAATTTTTACAGCAAATGATAAGGAAGCAATTTTGTCTAAGTCAGGCGTAGTTATTGAACGCCTAGCAACTAAGGCATTGGGGGCTTCTGGTCTTGCTGACAAGGCGGTAGACGAGGCATCAGCGCGATTTCCTGAAGAATCCTGAGCGTAGATTTCTTTTTGAACTAGCGGAAAAACTTGGAAGAACGGTGGCTGAACTTTTGTATGGAAGTGCCAGCCACCGCCCTCTGAGTTCAAGAGAATTAACCGATTGGGCGGCTCTTTGGAATGTCAGAGCAATAGAACAAGAAGAAGCCCAAAGAAGAAGTAAGAGCCGATAGGAGCGAAATGTCTGAGGCAACAATAGAGGTACGCGCTCGCCTCACCGCCGATCAAGTTGGCTTTCAAAAAGGCATGGAACAAGCCGCACAAGCAACTCAACAATTAGCCAACGCCTCAGCAAAATTACAACGCTCTATGCTCGCCCTAGGCGCGGTTTCGGCAGTTGCTACTGGAGCAATAATCGCTTTTGGAGTTAAATCGTTCAACGCCGCCGCGCGTGTAGATGAATTAGATGTTGCCATGAACGCAGTTGGTAAATCAACTGGTCTTGGGTATCAAGCCTTACAAGATACCGCTCAAGCCGTTAAAGGTATGGGTATTGAAATGGAAGTTGCTCAAAAAGCGGCTCTGACTTTTGCTCAAAATAACTTAAAACTTAGTTACGCATCAGAATTGGCACGGGCGGCTCAAGACCTAGCAGTAATTAGCGGTCAGAACTCGACTGACACTTTCAACCGTTTGACTTATGCTGTTATTACAGGTCGAAGTGAAGTTCTTAAAACAGTAGGTATTCAAAAAAGCGCCGGTCAGATGTATGAGAGTTATGCTAAATCAATTGGCAAATCTGCAAAACAACTAACTTTTCAAGAGAAGCAACAGGCTGTGGCAACTGGGGCATTGGCAGAAGCGGCAAAAGTAGCAGGAACTTATGAAGCGGCAATGAAAACGCCAGGAAAAGTTTTGCGTTCTTTTGCCCGTATTATCAATGAAATCCAAGTTGCTATTGGTAAATCTTTGCTGACAGGATTTGGACCTTTAATTTATTCTGCTTATGAAATGGCAAAAGCATTTTCAAAAGCATTAGAGTCATCAAGGTCTTTTCAAACTGTATTAAAGGCAACAGGAATGGTTTTAGCAAAATTAACTGCACCTTTTGTAAAATTGTTTGAAAACATCACAAAATTCGTGAGTTCATTTGTCTTGGGCGATTTTGCTGATGATATGGTCAAAGCCAATACTGGAATGTCGAAAGTCAAAACTACCGTAAAAGATTTGGCTTCTAACATTGAGTTCATTTTACCGCCAATTGCGGCTCTTTTAGCAGGATTTTCTGCGTTTGCCGGTGCTAAAGTTTTTGCGTTAGTGCCAGGTCTAGGAAGCATTTTGGGAATGTTAAACCCTGTCAAAGTTGGATTTGTAGTTTTGGCTTTAACATCAACTCAAGTGCGTGAAGCCTTAGTCAGATTAGGCGCAGTTATCAAACCCCTTTTAACTCCCTTCGCCGGATTAGCGAAGATATTTACAGGCAGTTTAGGTTATGCAACTGCGATACTTGCTAAAGGCATAGATGGCGTAACTAAAGTTATTTCGACTGCAATTGGTTTTGTTCAAAGGTACTTAAATATTTTCAAAGTAATCGGCACGGTAATTGCTTCCCTTTTAGTAATGTTCTTAGCGGCTAAAGTTGCTTTGCTTATACAAGCGGCATATTTTGATATTGCTTCTCTTGCGGCAACTCGTTTCACTCTTGCTCAAGAATTTTTGAACAAAGTAATGGCTTTGAATCCCATGATGAAGGTCATTTTGTTGCTTATTGCTTTGGTGACTGCCGTTGTTATAGCCTACAAATCGAGCGAATCTTTTGCTGAGGCTTTCAGAAATGCCTTCAATAGTGTTGCTTCCGTTGTGGGTCAAGTCTTAGGATTTGTATTTAGACTTTTTGGAAATTTATTGCTTGGGTTTGGTGAACTGATGTCTACAACAACTTCCTTTGGACAACTTGTAGCCAATGTGTTTCAATTTGTGTACCAAACTATAACTTTTGTTGTTTCTTTTGTACTCAAGGTTTTTGCTTTTCTCATAGATGGTTTTATCGGTTTGATGGAAACGAACATAACCTTCAGGGGAGTAGTTGAGGACACTTTCAATGTAATTGCTCGCATTATTGGAGGAGCAGTCAATTTTATTTCTATTGTGCTTGCCACTTTAATTAAAATAGTTGCCGCTGTTGTTTTTGGTATGAGTCAAATGAAAGACACAATTGTAAGTATCGTAAAGGGGGTTATTGCCGCTTTTCAACTTTTTGGCGAAAAGGTAGGAATAATCTTTGAAGTTATTACTGGGGGAATCAGTAGATTTACAAATTACATAAGAGATAAAATTTCAGCCTTTATAGAAATGCTTATCCGTGCATCTCAACATTTACCTGCCTTTTTAGGTGGTAATCAAATTGAAGAGGCTTTAATAAAATTTAATGTGTCCGTGGAAGGTGCCAGTAAGACGGTCAAAGAGTTTGACGAAACTATGAGCAGGTCAAAGTTAGACAAAATAACCGCAGATACCGAAAAAGCCACAGATGGTTTTTCGCAGTTTGGTTTGACAATAAACAAAGGTTTGCAAAATACCTTAAATTTTACCTCTGGCGTATCTGGTGCATTGAGTAATGTCGCAAACACAATACTTAAAGTAGGTGAAGCCGCCGTAAAATTTACATCGCAAGACTTAGGCAAGGCATTGGGCGATACCTTATTAGCCGGTGCAAAGAAAGCCTCTACTGGTGTTAATTTCTTAATAGATCAGATAGAAAAAATAAAGATGGCGCAAGTTGGAACGCCTCTTGTAGATTTAGTAAGCAAAGGGGCGATCAAAGCCGGTAATTTTTTAATTGGCTTAGCCGGAGGAATAGAGTCATTTACATCTGGTGATACTTTCAAAAGACTTGGCGACGACTTCAGTTCAATGATTGAAGGATTAAAAAGCGGTCTTGGTTTCGGAGATATTGCCGCAGAGGAAGCAAAAAAATACTCAGGGGCAACTGGGAGTGATGCCTCTACAAATGCCGCTGAAAAAATACAAGCCGATGCTGACAAAATGAAGGCAATGAGAGATGCAATGAAATCTGGGCTTGAAGGCATCCAAAATGTTATCAATGATTTACGAGATGCCGCGGCAGAATTCGCTAAATCATTAAAAGAAACAATTATGGGTTTTGCTGGATTAAAAAGCGTTGAGTTGCCAGATGGGTTCATTCCAAAAGCCCAATCCTTGATTGAAAATATGCGGATGCGTTTAGATAAAAGTGCTAAATTTGCGGCTCAGATTGCTCAGTTATCAGCGATGGGTCTTGATACGAGCGCATTAAAAGATATTATTGATTCAGGTCCTATTAAGGGCGCACAACTCGCCGCTTCTATCTTGGGTGGCAATGCAGTTGAAAATATTACGCAAATCAATGCCTTGCAAAAAGCAATAGCATTTACGGGCGCGGCTGTCGGTGCCTTTAGTGCGGATGCTATTTATGGTGGCGACATTCAAAAAGCGCAATCGGCTTATACCAATATGTCCGGCGCTGGCGCTCCTCTCACAATGACCCCTAGTGGTAACAGCATTTACATTCAACAAGGTGCTTTTAATGTTAATGTTGATCTTACGGGAACAAATACAACAGAAGAGCAGATTGATTTAATTAACAAAGCCATTGAAGCACAGTTTGGTTATTTGGCAAAAGAATTGGCAAGTAAATAATGACAACTACCACAGTAAGACCAAACGCTAACTGGAGCGGTAACGGTTCTTTTACTTTGGGTGGTGGGGCGACGACGGCTCACGGCGCTCTTTCTGATAATAGTGATTCTACAACAGTTAAGAGAACTAGCACAACAGTTCCAGCAATTTATCAAATGGAAATGGCGACAACTACTTTATCTGCAACCGAAAAAGTAGATTATGTAAATTTAAGAGTTAAGATGTCGCAAGGGGCAAACGGAAATACTAAAATAAGTCTTGGAGTTATTACCGATAGGAACGGGCGCACCGTTTATTATTCCGTGCCAATAGTTAAACTTGGTGAAATTACTCCCGCAACAACAATAGATTTTGCTTTGAATTTAACTTCTGCCCCAAACGGCTCAGCGTGGACTCAAACCCTTATAGATAATTTAGTGGTTAGCCTTGCTGATGATGGGTTGGATAGCGGTTCAAGAGGAACATTTTTAGAAGTTTTTGTGGATATTGTTACAAAACCACAACCAACATTAACGGTGAGTGCGCCAACTGGAACAATAACAACAACAAGTTTTCCTGCCGTGACTTGGACTTATGCCAACACATCTGGCGACCCACAAAATGCTTATCAAATTAAAATTTTTGAATACGCAACCTACAATGCTTCAGGATTTTCAGTAGACACATCAACGGCAACTTTAGACACAGGGATTATTATTTCTAGTGCCGATGGTGCGCCACTCGAAGTTGATCTAGCCAACTCCACCGTTTACCGTGCGTATGTAAAAGTTGCGAGTTTATTAAATGGAGTTCAATATTTTAGCGATTGGGCTTATAGCGGTTTTACTATGGCGGTAGATTCTCCAGCAACCCCTAGTGTTTCTCCTTTTTACGACACCACAATTGGTGCGGTAACTTTAACTATTTTTGGTAGAACTAATTTTTTAAGCGCAAATCAAGCATCTTTAGAAACAGATACAACGGGTTGGGATATTGTTTCTAACTGTTCTATAGCCAGTAGTGCTACTCAAAGTTCTAGCGGTAGTAAATCACTTCGGATGACCGCAACCGCCGCAGGTACGATGGTAAGTAGTACAACAGTTGGAACTGCTTTTACTGTGACACCTAGCCGTAATTTTTCCGCTACTGCTGTTTTTCGTGCTGGCACTACTGGAAGATTAAGCCAAGTAGGAATTCGTTACTTAGATTCAACAGGCGCAACAATCTCCACTACTTACGGAACTGGCATTACCAGCACTTCAAGTGCATTTACAGAAGCCACGGTTACAGTTCTTGCCCCTGTAACGGCGGCTACGGCTCAAGTATTTATTCAAATTACTTCTGCTGGAGTTTCCGAAATTCACTATGTAGACAAAATTGGATTACATTCAGGAAGCACAGCAGTTTGGAGTGCTGGCGGTTTCTCTGCTTTTGCATTTGATGTAGAAAGATCAGATGGTGGGGGAACTTTCTCCGCAATCCGTAACTCTCCTGTAAGTTCCGGTGCTGGACAGATTGCCACTTTAAGTGATTATGAAATACCACTTGATACAACTGTAATTTATCGAGCGAAGGCTAGGGCAGATATTTAATGGCAACTCTATCTTCGGGTTATACAACTACCGAACCTCTTTTAATTCCGAACGCTGGCACTTGGTCTTTTACTGCCCCGAACTCTCCAACGATTAAAGCAACAGGCTTGCGAGTTCAACAACCTTTGAATTCATCAATCGTTGAATCTTATGGTGTTTTCAAGCCTTTGGGTGCTTCTAAAACAATTGTTGTAGCCTCAAGCATTTATGGCATAGATGGTATTTATGAGTTCACCACAAAAGGTGACACGGAATGGGATACCTTGTATCCAGTTTTGGTTTATCAAGGAACTCTTTATGTTGCTGACCCACTAGGTCGCCAAAAATATGTGCGTTTTGTGGATAGAACTTGGAATGAGTCCGGTCCTATTTCTAGTTTAATTAGACAAGTCAAAGTTACTTATTACGAAGTCGGCGCTCCC